TGTTCTCTAATAGCGTCCCGCTCTTATTGTAATTAAATACCCTGCGCTGTACTTGGTCTCTCTCTAGGTATTGCTCAAAAATAAAAGCGCCCTCCCTTTGGTAGTACCTGGCTCCAAAAGCTATACATATCTCGGTAAGTACTTCTAAGTACTTAGGGTAAATAGTGGTACCGTTTTGCTCTCTATCGTATAACACGGGAGCGTGGTACCTAATAAGAGTAGCTACGTCTGTAGATTCGCTATAAACGTGGTTAGTGTCCCAAGTGTTTAAGGTCGTAGCGTAGGCTCTATCCGAAGTGCTGTATAGATCTGCGTTACCTATTGCTGTAAAAGTACGCTCTAGGAAGCTCTCTATAGTATCGTAAGTAGCCCAGGTATAATCTTTGTTAGCTAGCAAGCCTATACCGTCTACCGCTGTAAGCTGAAATATATAAGGCTTATGGGTATCTTCTATAGTTACTAGGTCTTGCATTATAACGCCCGTCCAAAAAACTTTAGCCTCTAGTGGAGCGTTTAAGTCTAAGAGCTTATCCTCTAAGCAGGCCTTGGCCTCAAATATACCGCCGTCATTTATTACCCTTTCCTCGAAGTCTGTAAGGGCTGTAAGGTCTTGTACAGTAATCTTAACGGTAAACCTATTATCCTGGTATTCTTTAAGATCGTTTATAAAGCTATCGAAAGCGTCCGTATTATTATAGGCGCTTATAGTAGCGTTAGAGCCTATAATAGGGCTTACTATATCGTCGGTCTCCCCGCTGTAGTTTAAGGTGAAGCCGTCGGAGGCTACTACGAAGCTAGAGGAAGGTAAAGCCCAGCTGTTATCGTGTATCTCTATCTTATACTCTTTACCGTTGTGGCTGGTAAATTCGCTATATAATCTTAAAGCCATTTATTAAAATCCTCTATATCTGCTTCGTGTTCTATTTGCCTTCTCGGTGCTTAGAAGTATATCTTGCCCGCTTAAGCGGCCATATACTTCTACAGCCCCGCCGTTACCTCCTGCTATTTGCGGGAGCTTGCTTAGTGGTATTACTGCTTCACTTTCGCCGCCTTCTCCAATCATTGCCAAAGTAGGAGCTGTAACTATACCGCCTTCTGCTAGGAAGGGTATTTGTATACCACTAGAAGCAGCTACTGCCTTCATACCTACGCCCAAGCTTTGCAAGCTCAAGGATCCAATACCTCCAGTAGTAATAACTAATAAAGCGGCTAGTATAGCTACCAGGGCTATAGTAGCTATAAGCTGCGCAGCCATAGCTTTAAGTGCTGTTATAAAGCTTTCTGCGAAATTATCTCCATTTATAATAGCCCCAGCTATAGCGTTCCCTAAGTTTTGGCTAAACTCGTAAGCTAAGCCTCCGCTTAAGTCTATAGCTTGCTTTAGCCCTTCACTAGTACTTTTAGTAAACTGTAAAGCGTTGTTTCTTGTTTCTACAAACTTAGCGCCGAAGGCTTCTAAAGAAGTAGCTGCTGTTAGGTTTACGTCTGCTAGTCTATTTATAGTACTGGTTACATTTACTAGGGTTTCTTTTTGTTTCTTTGTAACCTTTACTGCCTTTTCAGTCTCTACATTAGTAGCTTTTTGGGCATCCCTTATTTTGGTCATCCCAATAGCTACTTGCATTAACTTATTTTGGAGGCCGTCCAGCCTTTTCTGCATTGTTTTATACTTCGGGTTATCCGCTATATTTTTATAAAATACATTGGTATAACCTTCCGCGAAGTCCTCCATTACCTTTTTTTGCTCGGCTATTTGCTTTTTAATAAAGCCCGCTTGCTTTTCAAGCTGTTTTAAGCCCTGCTCTTGGTCTGGGTTTTTTATAGCATTATCTACAGACTCTTTAGTTTTATCTACCTCCTTACGAAGTGCTAAATACAAAGCAGTAACCCCAGCCAAAGCCAAAGATACTGGCCCCATAGCAGCGGTTAAAGATCCAAAAGCTATAGTAAGAGAACCAACAGCAGCAATAACAAGAGGCACCATAGCAAGTAAAGCACCTAACACTACCTTGTTATAAAGCTCGGCATCGCTCATTTTACTTATGGCCTCTGTAATAGTACCCATAGTACGGGTAAGCCCTTTAAGTACGTCCTTAAATATCTTGTTATCGGTGATCGCATCGCCAAGCTCTATAAGCGCTCCCTCCGTTGCGCTTTGCAGCTCCTTAAAAGCTCCAGCGGTGTTATCCATCATTTCCGCAGCCATTCCAGCAGCTGCGCCCTGTGCATTGTTGTAGCTTTCTGTAAGCTCGTCTACTGTACCCATTTGCTGGGTAAGGATCATTAAGGCACCTTTAGCACGTTCACCTACTAAGTCGTTAGCTTGTGCTAGGTTGAGGTTTTGCCGCGCTAGCTCTCTAAAGGTTTGGCGCATTGGCTTACCTTCCTGGTGCAGCTCGCTAAGTATTTTCTTAAGAGCAGTACCCGCTATAGAGCCCTTAATACCATTATTAGCTAAAGCTCCTAGCATTGCGCTAGCCTCTTCCAGACTTACGCCGGTAGCCTTAGCAATAGGCGCAGTAGTTTTCATAGCCTCCGCGAAGCTTTCCATATCTAGGGAGCTCGTCGCAAAGCTCTTTGCCATTACGTCTGTAACTCTGCTAGTCTCTGTAGCTTCTAATCCGAAAGCTCTAAGGGTAGCACCTGCTACCTCCGCTGCGCGTGCAAGCTCAGCGCCGCCCGCCTGGGCTAGATATAAAGTGCTTTCTGTTACCTTGTCTATCTCATTAGCAGTAAAACCAAGCTTAGCAAACTCGGTCTGTAAGCCTGCTACTTCTGTAGCTGTAAAGGTTGTAGTGGAACCAAGCTTTTTTGCTTGGGCTTCTAGTCTGTTAAATTGATCGGCAGTAGCTCCTGAGACGGCTTTTACCTTGCTCATCTCAGCCTCAAAGCCGGAGAAGGTCTTTACCGATAAAGCGCCAAGTCCAATAAGAGGAGCCGAAATACCACGGCTTAAAGTAGTACCTAAACTTTTAGCCTGCGAGCCGAAGCGGCGCATTTTACTGCTAGCTATTTTTAAGCCTCTAGTAAGTCCACTAAGGTTAGCACCTATTGCTATGTTAGTACTTATGTTGCTCTTTTTTGCCATTTACTTAGTATTGCTTTAGCTTCTGCTTTAGTTAGTTTTGGCTCTGCTTTTTGTGCGTTATCCCAAGGAAATTTATAGAGCTGCTTCGGGGTTACTCTTTTACCTTTCGGTAGTTGGAGGTTTACTAGTGTTACCGTTTGGCTTCGCATTACTTCCCAAAGCTCTTGGCTTTCTGCTTGCCTCCTTTCGCTAAAACCCGCTACAGCGTTATTAAGGCTGCGCGGGGTAAGATCTAAATACTCGCTGTAGTTATAACCTAGTAAGCCTAGGGCTATCTGCTCGCAGCGGTCAAAAGTAAGAGGGGCTTCGGGGCTTTTCGAGCCCCTAGCCCCTTCTACTTTTTTTCCTGTGTAAAGCTTTCGGTAAAGACGGCTAGTACTTCCTCTAAAGCGCCTGGGCTGTCATCTAACCAGTCCGCTACTTCCTCAGCGGTAGCGTTAAACTTTTCGCCTTCTACTCTAGCGCCTTGCTTTAACCCAGCTCTAATAAGCTCTATAGCTTGGGTTAGGGTTAAGCTTTCTCCTAGTGAGTCTAGCTGTGATAACGTATAGCCAGTAGCTTCCGTAAATTCCATTAACGCAGCGAAGCCGAACTTTACAGCTCTATCTTCGCCTCCTATGTTTACCTTCTTTACCATTTGCTTTAAGTGTGTTTAGTGTTTGTTATTACGCTACTGTAGAGTAAGTAATAGCGCCGGTAAGCTCAAACGTAGCAGTGTAAGTTACGTTATCCTCCATACCTGCGTTTACCTCCAAAGAAGTAACGTAAGCTGCAGCGCTCCAGTAGTGGTCTCCACTTACTTCTGTAGAGAACTTAACAGTAAGCGTAGAGCGTCCGCTCCAAGCTGTCATAAGATCATCTACGCCGTAAGTAGCGTCCTCTGCGTAAAGTGCAGAAACCGATACAGTACCGCTTTTAGTTGCTTCTAGTAGGTCGCGAGTACCGCTAGAGTCTTTAGTAGTTGCATCTCTAGTGTCTAAAGACAAAGAGATAGAGCCCTCAGTAGCGTGAGCTATTAGAGTGCTTCCCGAGTAAACCCCTAGGAGGGTTCCATTCATAATGCCAGTAGTTGCCATTTTAGTCTAATTTATTTATTTGTTCTTCTTCTTTTTGCGGTGCTTCTTCACCAATTTTAACGGCCTTACCAGCGTCTATAAGCTCCTGGCCGTATTCGTTTACTACGTCTAAAGTTAGCCCTTTATCGACCTTTTTACCGTGCGGTAGGGTTACTTTTTTGGTTAGTGTTATTTTCATAGTTTGACTCTTATTATATACTCTGAGCTCGTTACATAAGTCTCTGTAGCTGGGTCGTTATCCGCGTCCAAGTCTATAAACTGGATACTATCTATAACTACCCCCTCTACCGTTCCGCTGTAACGATCTAAAGCCGTTCTTACTTTGTTGGTTAGGTCGCTAGCTTCTGCGTAGGTTTCGCAAGCTGCTACAATATCGTAGCGTACCTCGTCTAGTGTACTTACCCCGCTCTTGGTGTCGCTTGGGGTAGTATCTTGTAGTACATATACTAAAAAAGGGAAAGCCGCGCCCTGCGCTGCTATCTGCGGGTAAATACGAGTACCTACGATAGCGTTTACGTCGCTGTCATTGGTTAGTATTGAATATATAGCTTTTCCTTCTGTCATTATCTAGTAAGCTGGTATAAGCTTTGCTTTAGTATTTTTTGCACCTCCGCCAGGAGCTGCGCTTGTGTTTGTGCTACGGCTTTAGCAAAGCCTTTCTCTGCGTAATTTATGTTACGCGTTTCTTTAGGTTGGGCTTTCGCCTTACCTCT